AAACAAAAATTAGAAGAATTGGTAGAACTGGCATTCAGACACCGACCCGAGACAATCTCATCAAATACTCTACTATGGGTAGAGGTGGTGAAAGCTCTATGTGAGACAAGAAATATCACAACATTAGATGAGTTATTCCTAAATGTATTATCCAACAAAATACCAACATCTCATTCCTTGGCAGCAGCCATCACGAATGTGAGAAAGAAGTATCCTGAATTGAGACCAACTGAAGAACAGATGGCTCGTAAAGAAGCTGTAAAGCAAGAATATATCAATCAATTTAATAATATCTAAAAAAATGGCACAAACAAAAGACAGACAAATCGCAGCACAATCACAATTAAAATTAACTCTAGATTGGGCTAATTCTTGTGGTAAATGTCTCACACTAAAAGAACTGGTTTCAATTTCGGTAGTCCTTGTTGATTATGTAGAAAATGGTTATTCCAAAGAGATTGGAGAAAGGTTTGAGAAAATACAGGAATATTTAGACAATAAGTAATGATATGGTAGAAGGTAAAAAGATAATCGTTCCAGAACAACAATTAAAAGATGTTGTTGAAGTTAAAAACATTCATAGAACATTTCATATCCAACTCTATAATTTCATAAAAGAAAAAGGTTTGGAAGAAGAGTTTTTTAACGAGTATTTCCCTGAAGGTAATGATTTACTGAAAGAGTGGAATGATATTGTTAAAGAATACAAGGTATAGTTTCTACTCCCATCTATACCTGAACCCTCATCAGAAATGGTGGGGGTTTTACTTTTTACATATAACCGATATATTTATTGGTAAATCTGGGGACAGAAGATTATGGAGGTAAAAGCATCTGAATTATACTTGAAGATAGACCAAGCGGTGAATGATGGTAAGAGATTGATTAGTTTGAGGGGTTCATCTCGTTCAGGTAAGACCTACCAAATTATTACCTATTTAATCCTTTACGCAATACAGAGACCCACAACTATTACGATTGTAAGGGACACCCTCGTTTCAATTAGAAACTCCGTCCTGATTGACTTTATGGAGGTGATGGAAAGTATGGGATTTTATAACCCTGAAAGCTTCAACAAAAGTGAGGTCATCTATAAGTTTGATAATGGTAGTTTAATTCGTTTCTTGGGAGCTGATGATAATTCAGCAAAACTACGAGGTATGAAACAAGACATCGTTTTTATCAACGAGATTACCTCTGTCTCTATGGAGAGTTTTACACAGCTCAATATGAGAACTACAAACTTCATTATTGCCGATTATAACCCCACCGCATCTGAAGGGTGGTATTGGTATGAACTTGAGGTTGGTGAGAACGCAACCCTTATTACTTCAACCTACAAGGAGAACCCCTTTTTAGACAAGAAGGTGATTGATGCGATTGAGAACCTAAAGACATTAGACCCCGAGATGTATGAGGTGTATGCTTTGGGTAATCGTGTGAAACCTCGTGAAACAATCTTCGTGAATTGGGAGGTTGTAAAAGAAGCTCCACGATATTCCAAGATGTTAGGAGTAGGACTGGATTGGGGGTATAGTCAAGATGAATGTGCTTGTGTGTGGGGTCTTATCAACGAACCCGACAACACCATTTACCTCAAGGAAGTATTTTATGAGAAGGGACTACTGATTGACGATATTGCCTTCAAATTGGAAGAGGGAGGAATACAGAAAACCTTTGATATTGTTGCCGATAGTTCAGAACCTCGTATGTTGGACGAGCTGAAAAAACGAGGATATAGAAAGGTGGTCGGTGTGAAGAAGGAAGCTGGTTCTGTTCTGTTTGGAATAAACCTGATGAAACAATACAAAATCCTCATAGACGAAACATCAGTAAATCTTATAAACGAAATTAAAAACTATCGTTGGTCTAAAGATAGGGGTGGGAATATCACCTCCAAGCCGTCAGGCAAAGACCACCTCCTTGATAGTAGCCGCTATTTGATTTCTCAAATGGCTCATAAACCAAAAACAAAATATTCATTTGTGTGATGAAAGTTAAAAGAAAAAACACAGAAGGGGAAACGAAATATACCTATGACTACAAAGTTGTTTATATTAGAAATAAGACCCATCAAAGATTAAGAGAGTTCAGTAAAAAACACGAATTATATTCGTATAAAGCAATAGATATGTTATTAGATTTTTATGAAAAAAAGTCAGAGTGTCTCTGCCAGAAAAGAGAAGCCTAAAGTATCAAGACCTGGTATTCACGCTAAAACCAAAACATCAAACCACAAAGGTTCAAAAAATTACCATAAGAAATACAGAGGACAAGGATAATGAAAGTAGTATTAGGAAAGAATGACTATGAGGTAAAACCCATTAGTATCAGACAATATCAGCAATTGGAACAGAACCCCAATATCAACGAGATTGATTTGATACATATGCTCACAGGTGCTCCCAAACAAGAAATCATCAAAGCACCAATTGCTGATGTTAAGTTTGTGGCTTCGGTATTGAGAAGTGAGTGGGGTGCTGAATTGGATATTACCCCCCTTGAACTTACCATAGAGTTCAACGGAAAACTTTACGGACTTATCATACCATCACAAATTGCGTATGGTGAGTGGATAAACTTGGAGGTGTTTATGGCTCGTTCTCCTGTGGATATTGTGTTGATGGCGACCCATCTTTACAGACCATTAGCATCAGACAAAGTCGGAGAGGAGAGAGAATTGATTGACTATGACTTGGGGGAATGCCAGTCAAGAATGGAGGAGTTCCAAGATTTCCCAATCAGGTCGGTGATGTCGGCGCTTTTTTTTTTAACAACTTTCGTTCAGGAACTTACAAAAAGTTCCCTATCCTCTATGGAGACCAAGATGAAGAAAGACCAAGAGAAGAAAGAAAATCAACCCCTGAAGAAGTAGTCCAATCTGTCGTGGATTACTATTACCAATCTCTGATGTTATGTGCTCAAGATGATGTATTAAAAGTGTCCCCCATCTTGAACCTAAATCTAATGGAGGTATTATCGTATTTATCTTATAGGATTGATAAAGCAAATAAAGAAAGACAGAAGCAACAAAACACAATCACATAATGACTTACAAAGACCAAATCACATTATTCTACGCATTCGCTCAACAACACCCATTATTGAAGACGAGGTCTTGGGGTAATTTGAGTGATTACTCAAGGGAGGATTACATTACCGAGTATCCTGCCATACACTTTGTTCCACAACCAAGTAGTATAGACAACACATTCACATCGTTCAACTGGACTATCCTAATTTACGATTTGTTAAATGAGTTCGTTGGGGTTGAGGGTCAGTCAAACCAGTTGGATTGTTTGTCTCTTTGCCACGAAATCCTAAATGACTTTTATGCGTTCTTCACAAACCAACTTACAGATTGTGGATTTTATCTTCAACAACCCGTTCAGTTTATCCCCTTCATAGATAGATTTAAGGAAGCTGTTGTTGGTGTTGAAGCAAACATTACCATCGTAGCAGAACAGACAGCGTGTCTTCCTGATAATCCAAATCTTTGTTATACACCCGTGTAATGATTGAGCAATTCTTGAGTGATGTTGGAAAGTTTTTAGTTGAGAAGGTTAAAAAAGAAATTATAACCAAGAGGGAGAGATTTACCAATCCGAGAGGAAGAGATGGTAAAAAAGCAAAGAGACCCCCAAGATATAATTTCTCATCAAACTTCACTCAAGGTAGTTTATACCAGTCGGTCTCCTATCAAGTTCAAGATGGGGAGATTTACATTTTGATGAATGACTATGGTGTGGATTATGTATTTGGGACAGGTTCAAAGCCAAGAAGACCACTACCCCGTAGAGTTGTTGAAAACGAACTACGAATGTGGGTAATAAATAAACTAAAATTACCACCAGCAAAAGCGAAAGGAGTTGCTTACGCAATATCAAAAAATCTTTCCAAAGTAGGTTATTCAGGTTATGCTTTATTTCAAGACGACTTTATGAACGACACCTACGATTATGTGAATAACTTAATGGAACAGCCAGAATATTTGGACGCAATTTTAAGAGAAGAGTTGGGAGACATTTTTAACAGAATAAACCTTATCGGTTCAGAAACCTATAGTATAGCCATCGGACTATGATTACATTTTTAGCACAACCAAACACAATAGAGCCAGCGTATTCAAACCTGGTATTTCAGTTTATATCAACGGGAGCAACTGACCCCACAAAATACAAGTATCGTTATTCGGTAAATGTATACACGAATGACGGACAAGTTGCCTCACTCGCAATAACACCATCTTCTGAAGGGTGGGGACAGATTGACCTATCCCCAATTCTGATGAACTACACGAACTCTCATTTAGCGAATAAGGGTTGTTCGGGTGATACATCAATTCACTTGGCAGCTTGGGGTTATTTGGAGAATAATATGTTGGCGTATTCCATTATGGTTGGTGAAGAATACGCAACTACTCCAACGGGTGTGGTTATTGGATACGATGGTGATGGTAGTGTCGGTGTCCCTGCTGTAAGAAGTAATGTGTGTTATACATACAACGGAACGAAGCAGTGGTTTCAAGGAAAACAATATGACTTTGTCCCATTCTATTTGACGGGACAGACAGGTCAGTTCCCCCAATATACCTCAAGATTTTTGACTAACTCACCAAGAACAAGGTGGATTAGAACAACGGACTATTCAACATTAGCGGCTTTGAACTACTATGATGTGGCGGTGGATTTACCAGCTCGTCAGGTTTATTCTGCGTTATTCACATTTTACGATGAAGACAATAATATTATTTCTACTGGTAGAACCTATAATGTTGAAGCTAATTGCGGAACAAGACCTTTCTGTAATTACTACGACCATTTTTGGACTAACCCAACGAACTTCCAAGAACAACAAATAGTTTATTTGGGGGTAGGTGTTCCAAACATTACAGAACACGGAATTGTTTATCCTAATGGAGTGAAATACTACAAGGTGGAGTTAGAGGCTACTTTGGATACTCCAACCCCACCAGACCCTGAAATTGATGAGTTTAATGGGTGTTCTTGTTGGGAGTATCAAATCTATAATCCATCATTAGAAGCTCAATTAGTTTTTGACTACTTGAATTGTAGTGGTGATACAGAGACAATATTTCTAAACCCTGAAGCAACCGCTTCATTCTGTGCTTGCCAAAACACCATAGAGTTCCAAACACCAGGTAGTCATAGTTATACCGCAATCACCGAGTGTGATGCGTGTGTATGTTTAACCTACAGAGTTGCGAACTCTGACCCTGACTTACCTGCGATATTCACTTATCGTGATTGTAATTTTAACGAACAGACAGGTTCAGTTCCCGCAGATGACTTCGTTGATATTTGTGCGTGTGAAGATAGTATTGAGGCACCTGGTCTCTTCATCACGGAATTGGGGACTTGTCCTTTACCATTCTCTGCTGATTGTCGCCAGTATGGTGTAGCACCGAATGTGAGTTATGTAATCTCAATTACCTATACAGGTTGTTGTGGAAATGAAATCACAGCAAACTTCCCACCTGATGTGGCTAGTTTGGTGTGTGCGAATTACCCATTCCCAAGTTCAATCTTGTGGAACGAAACTCTGTTGGGGACTTGTTCTACGACACCTTGTCCGACCCCCACTCCAACACCAACTCCACTACCTTTATCCACAGGTAATCCTATCATCGCACAGAACCTTTGTGATGGTGAGCTTATGTATTTCTCATATACGGGTGATACAATCCTTCCTACACAATATTTCAACTATCAGTATGACCCTTATAAAATCATCTCTTATGGTGGTGGTGGATTAGTTCCTTTGGAAAGTCCATTTATTTTTGATACTGAAGCAGAGGTATTGTCGGCATTCCCTTGTCCTACATTTACAGGAAACACCTGTCTTACAACAACCAAAATCTCTGAACCATTCTACTTCTATGTTGATGGTGAATGTAGCCCTGGTGGAGGGGACAGAGTAGTTTACTTTATGAACTCTTACGGAGCGTGGGACAGCTATAACTTCAGAGCAAAAGAAGATGTTGGTTATGGTATTGAAAAACAAGAATACCAGTCCGCACCTGAACTTTACACAACAGGTTGGGATAGTCAGTCGTTCTATGGTTGGAACTCTCGTAGAAATGTATGGGCACAAAACATCTCTCAATCGGGGGTAATCTATACATCGTATATGCCTCAATCAGAAATGTTGTGGTTGAGTGAGGAATTGTTCCAATCTCCTTCGGTGTATCTAATTGGTGATGATGGTGTCCCAATGCCAATCATCATTACACAAACTGAAGTGGTTGTTCCAAACTATCAAATCAATTCCAACAAGTATCAAATCAATATTGAATATAAATCATCTTACGACACGATAAGACAAAACCACGAATAAGTTATGGTAGAATTATGGCTTCAATCCAACACAGATAATGTGTGGTATAGTTTAGATACTGGTTCAGACCTAACCATATCCATCAATAAAACATTTGAGGATATTGAGGACTTTACCACCCGTATCTCAACCTATTCCAAGACCTTTCAAATCCCCTTCTCACAGAGAAACAACAAGTTCTTCCAATCCGTGTATAATGTGAATGGAAGCAACTTTGATGAGAGTGTTGTGGTAAATGCTGTGGTGAAATATGCGGGAGCAGATGTGTTCGTTGGTGAGAGTAGATTGGTTAGAGTGGGTATTGCGTTTAATGGGGGTTTCTATGAAATCTTCTTAACACAAACTTTACCTGACTTTGCCAACACAATCCAAGATAGAAAACTTACAGATTTAAGTTTTTCAGGACTATCCCATACATTAAATTACGACACCCTTGTTTCTACTTGGGGTTATAGTGGTGGTTCATATAATGACTACGCAGGTATTGTTGGTAAGATTGTTTATCCACTTGGATTTTATGGGTATGATGATAATGAATACTACGGACAATTTATAACTGGTGCGTCAGGTTTTACCAACTCAAACTACCCCCTATCTTTATCACAATTTGCGCCTTGGGTAAATGCGAAATATCTGATAGACCAAATATTTGATTTTGCTGGTTTTACCTATAGTTCATCGTTCTTTGAGAGTGAGTATTTCAAGGGTATTTTTGCTCTTGCTAAAACACAAAATGCGATGGGTGCTTTCCAAGCGTCAGGAGCTACAGAAAACCAAAACATCTTTAGTGTAAGTGATAGTAGAACCTATATTGATTTTGCTGATGGAAACTTTGATACTTTATATTTCAAAGGGTTTATTTTCCTTTCCGTAATGAATTAAACGACCCACTCAACATATTCTCCCCCTCTATATCGTTTCAGAATAGGGGACATTTCTTTACCACGGCTGTAGCAGGAACTTACAAGTTTAAGTTCGGTTTTAACATCTCGGTAAGATTTTCTTACTTACCCGCAACCTACTTGAATATTGCGATTAAAGATGTTGATAATGGAACAATCTATAATCAGATACAAGGTATAACCATATTCAACCTATCACAACCTACCATCGTTGGTGATGTTTATATCAACGCAACAATACCTGCTGGTCGTAGAGTAGCTCTGTATTACTCAAGACAGAGCACAGGTGGAGACCCCACCGCAGAATTGTATTTTAACTCGGCTTATTGGGAGTTATATTCTTCACCAATTATTTCAGGTTCAAAGGAAGTATTATTACAGAACAACCTACCAAACGAAATAACCTGTTTGGACTTCTTCAAAGGGATTGTATCGTTGTTTAACTTGGTGGTAATACCTAATGGTGAGAAGAACCTTTTGATTGAAAGATGGGACACTTATTTTAGTGGGGGAATAGAAAGGGACTGGTCTTTGAAATTGGACTTATCCAAAGGTTATACATTAGCCCCAACGAACTCTCTAAAGAAAGAGTATATCGTCAAGTATGAGGATAGTGAGGATTACCTATCGTTCATCAACCAACAAAACAGAAACCAACAATTCGGGACATTTAGGTATATCAGTCCAACTGCTTACCATAGTGGTAATGAGACCATCACCATACCATTCCAACCATTACCGATTTCTACTTTTGATAATGCCACCGATAGTAATATCCTAATACCTCATTTATATTGGTATAACACCAATAGTGAAGATATACTTAATAATCCTTCACCAGCAAACATTTATCAAACCAGAGGGTCTGTTGTTAGATTAGGATTTTATAATGGTTTGATGGATAGTAAAATCACGGGGACAACAACCCCATATTATATTTTGAGCGCTTCAACTGCGGTGTCTCATACGACCTATCCTGCGGTTTCTCACTTGAGTAGTTATGAGTATTCAGCTTCTACATTCTCTGATTTGAATATCGGTAATCAGTATGACTACTGGCAGAACTGGAATGATAGTTATGTAGGTTTTACAGGTAATGATGTTTTTAATGATTTTTGGGCATCAAGATTAGTTCCATTATACTCTGAAGATACAAAGATATTCACAGGGACATTTAAGCTTACCCCAACGGAAATAAACGACATCAAGTTTAACGACAGAGTGTGGTTTCAAAACGCTTGGTGGAGATTGTTGAATATGAACGATGCGGATATTACGAATGTAAATCTTGTTGAGTGTGATTTCTTGAAACTACCATACGATTTAGTTGAGGAGGATTTAATACCACCGACTTATCAACAAGCAATAGAACCACCAGCTCCCCCAACACCATCGGGTTCAACAAACAATTACCTATTATTCACTTCAGTAAATCTTTTGGATTTATGTTCTGAAGCAGCACCACAGGTTTCCGTTTATTCAAATTGTAGTATATTATCTGCGGGGTGTAATGTTTATTACGACACACTCGCAACTAATCCAGTTCAAGAAGGAATATTATTGAAGGAAAGTGGGCAATCAACTATTTATCAAGTAGCGGAGAATGGACTTCTCCAAAACTTCACAACCTGCTAATATATTATGGCTCAAAAAACAATCGCAATAGGTATTAAGATTTCCTCTGAAGGTCAGGAAAAAGTTATTACAAATCTTCAAGGGTTAGAACAAGAATTAGTATCATTACAGACCAAGTTAAAAACTTTGGATTTTGGTAGTGCTGCGTTCGTAGAAGCGACCACAAACATACAGAAATTAAAAACCAAAATTGATGATATTGATAAGGCAACGGAAGGATTGGGAGCTGAAAAAAGGTTCAACGCAATCAACGCATCTGTTGGTATTTTAACCTCATCATTCCAAATCTTATCGGGTGTAATTGGTATATTCATTAGTGATGCTGAAGATTTAGAGAAAGTCCAAAGAGCAGAAGCTCAAGCGGTGGGTGTGTTAAACACCACACTTGGTATTCTACAAATCCGTAGGGAGATTGAAGACCAACAAATCACCACAGCCAAGATTAAAGAAGCTGCGTTAAATGGTGTTAGAAAAATCAGTATAGGATTACAGAAAGCCTACAATGCTGTATTGAAAGCAAACCCCATCGGTTTGGTAATCACTGCGGTGGTTGCTTTGACCGCTGCTTACGCACTTCTAAACAGAAGAACAAAAGAAAACAAGAATGTTGTTGATGAGTTAAAAGTCGCTAATGAGGAGGCTAATAAAATCAACAAAGAAGGTAATGTTATTAGAGATAAAGAATTAGAAAAAATTGCTCCTCTAATCGCAATAACCGAAAAGGAAAATGTCTCCAAGAGAAATAGAAACGCAGCTATTAGAGCAATCCAAAAAGAATATCCTGACTACTTAAAAAATCAGGACTTGGATAAACTTACCACAGAACAAATCAAATCAGCAAATGATAGTTTGGTTGTTAGTTTGGGTAAGTTGGCTCGTTCAAGAGCAGCGGTAAATGAACTTACCCGTATCTATACTGAAGAGTTAAAGATAGAACAGGATAGAGAGGAAAGAGCACTGGCAAGACAGAAAGCTTTAGATGAAGCTTACAAGACAGGTAGAGCTGATGTTATTGAAGGGACAAAACAAACTAACAAATCGTTAGAGGCGATAAATGAAGCACAACTCAAGAATAGACAACAAACATTAGACATTCAGAAAAAAGTTGCGTTAGGGTTTATTGATGAGGCGGACGCAATCAATCAAGCTACATCAGCCACAGGTGCTAATACCAAAGCAACTGAAAAGAATGATGCGGCACAAGCGGCTTCCCTTAAAATCATCAACGATAGAATTGCTCAACTTGAGTTATTGAATGGTGTTGTTGAAAAATACGGACAGACAGAATTGAAAGTTCAATCACAGATT